TAAAGACGAGACCGCGACTCGTTCCTGTAAGCAGGTACGCGTTGATATCGGACTTTACACCTTCGAGAACCGTCTTCGGGTACTCCTCGATGAGACGAACCACGGCGAGCTTGCCGCTGTTCATCTGAAGTTCCTTCTTAGGAATGTTGATCGCCACAGCAATACGATGAGGTTCGACCTGGAACTTACGGATCTCTTGACGACGAGTCATGTTAAGAAGCTCGTCACCAACGTAGATACCGACACCACGCGCGGGGGCCGCGCCGGAGAAAGTACGCTCAATATACGTACCGCCCTCAGCGGGGATACGCGCCTTCTTGTCGAGCGCCTCGAACAGCTCATTGCTGCGGACGAACGAGTTCACCAGCGGCCCGCGGAGATCCGCGAACGTACTGTTGAGTAGTTCTGTTGAGATGGGCATTATGCACCTTTATATGTGGGGTAAGTCGGCCCGAGCGGACCAACAGCAAGATGTCAGTGACATCTGTGAAATCTGCGCTGATACCGCCTGCCCGCCTCGTTCATGCTCGGACCTTTCGGCTACCCGGCCATCACTCGTGGGTGCGTACTTAAAGATTTACATCATGTGAGAAGCCACCGCAAGCAAACGCGGACAAAAAGTGTCCGCTACATCTTCTTGACGTAGGCGCCACCGGTCGTCAGACGCCGCTTCCTTGCCATGTCAAGACACTTGGCAACGATCTGTTTCTTGTTGCTGGACTCACCCGAGTACTTCTGGATGCACGCGCTCGACTTCTCAGTCTGAGCGGTCAGCTTTCGTATGGGGTCGGTGCGTGCCATTAGCGCTTCTTCTTGTTTGATGCGAGTGCCGACTTGATCATATCAGCAGCTGAGCCCTTCTTCACGTAGCCCCCTGGGTTGGGGCGCGTGGTTGCGTTGACGTCTGATCCGATTGGCATCATAGCCTCCTTACAACTCATGCTATCTCAGATGAGTCCGTGTTACCATCGTGGAGGGGGGTCGAGTGGCACGTCAAGCAACACAGACAAATGTGAAGCCCATTGGTCTTGCCGGTGGTGCGACTCTCGCGTACGCGCCGAATCTCAATATGGTCAAGGTGCAGGCGATGTTCAGCACGCCCAGCGCCTTTGTGTCTATGTGCCAGATTATTCGGGAGGACGAGTCCCTCGGGTATCTGGATCCGACCTTCACGCAGAACCGGGTCCTCGACGCCTACGCGAACAACCGATGGATCATGGTGAACAAGTTCCGTCAGGCGAAGATCACCACAGTCTCTGTCATGCTCCTGCTGCGCGACTGTATGTACCTCTCTGGCGTCAAGGGCCTGCTCATCGCAGAGCGCCAGGACACAGCAGAAGACGTGTTCGAGCGCATCCTGTTTGCCTATCACCGTCTGCCAGACGACGTGCGCATGCCCTTGGAAAAGGGACGCAAGGCCGGTGCGACACAGATGCACTTCTGCCACGGCGGAGGCATCAAGGTGCTTACCGCTGGGGGGCGCTCCCCCGCTATCGGCCGCTCCGTTGACCGCCTGATCATTACGGAGTTCGGTGAAGCACAGTGGCAGCGGAAGGCGGCCGTCAACATCTTCCCGACCATCAACAAGCGACCCAACGCGCGCGTCATCTTGGAGTCCACACCGGGACGCGCCGGTTCACACCACGAGCAGATGTGGCAATCTTCGCTGGAGGGCAAGGGTCGCTTCAAGCCTGTGTTCCTTGACTGGTGGAAAGACGAGAGCTGCAGCGCCGACGCAACCGGCTTCGAGGTCACGAACACAGAACTCGAGTACCAGATGCGCCATCCTGGTATGTCGCTGGAGAACCTGGCGTTCCGCCGCCTGGCCCTCGAGACAGAGATGGGCGGGGATCCCCGGCTGTTCACGTCCAAGTACCCGTCTGATTCATACGACGGTTGGCTGGGCAACCTCGACCCGATCATGCCCGTCGATGTGCTCAAACCACTCCTGGCCAAGTCGCTGCGTGAGCCCTCGATTGGGTTGTTCTCGTGCAACGAGCTTGAGCCGCCTCGAGAGGACACCCGCTACATCATCACAGCTGATCCGGCCGGCTTTGGCTCAAGCGGTGATAAGAGCGCGCTGACCGTCTGGGACGCTGTTCTTCGGCGCGAGGTCGCCTTCTGGGAGGACCGCGAAGACCCGGGGCGCTTCGCTCGTCGTCTCCTAAGGGTGCAGCACCGCTACAACCGTGCGCTGCTCGCCGTCGAGTCAAACGCCACAGCATGTATCGCTGTGCTTAGAGACTCCGGCGCCAAGAACCTTCTATGGACGAGCCGCACACACCCTGGCTGGTACGCCACCGACAAGCGCATCCAGGAGGCAGAAGCTCGTCTTATACAGATGCTCCGCCAGGACGACATCGAGATTCGTAGCCGCGGCCTGCTACACCAGCTGGTCAACTATGACGGCTCTCGGAAGAAGCGCGTGAAAGGGCTCGACGGCACCACGCACCACTTTGACCGCGCACGCACCGCCGTCATGGCAGCCGACATTCTGTCACGACGCAAGTTCACGCAAGCGGCTATGGAAGAGGAAGACGCCACCCGAATCCCCGGGCAGGTTACAATCAAGGACCTTGATCGCATGCGTAGCTGGGACAAGGACGCCGTCAAGAACCCGTACAAACCACCACCAAGAAGGCTGATGTAATGGCAGACAAGAAGAAAAAGGTCGACCCGATCATCGCGGCAGCAATGGCATTAGACTCGTCGGAATCCGTGGCCATCGAGGAAAGGGCAGAGAAGCCGATGGGCACGAAGCGCCCTGAGATGACCATCGAAGAGATCCTCGCAGCCGAGAAGAAGAAGATTCGCGCAGCCGAGTTGCAGAAACAAGCCATCGTCGACAAAAAGCAATCAGCCGCAAAGAAGTAGCAACCAGGAGCCCGCGTGCCTAAGCTCAACAAGCTCATTGAAAGACACCTCTCCTTCTACGAGAGGCGAGAGAAGAAGTCATTCGACAAAGCTCGACGGTTCTACCGCGGCGACTACTGGACCGGTGGTGGTGGCGGTGACGCGGACATTGGCAACTCGCTGCTGTGCTCAAAGAACCTGGTGTATGCGATTGCAGATACTGCGGTGAGTGCGCTGCTTGGCCCTAATCCGGCCGTCGCAGGCAACCCGATGAACCCAGATAGCCAAGAGATCGCACCCGCGGTCAACGGGCTCATGGAGTGGGTGTTCCGCAACAACAACATGCGACGAAGGGCCTCTACTGCGCTCATCGACGCCGTTCTCTGCAAGCGCGGCATCTTTAAGACCGGATGGAGTTCCGCCGAAGACCGGCCCATCATCCGTGTTGTAGACCCCAGCTCTCTCTTCTTCGACCTTACGGTGCGCGACCCTGACGACATTCGCTATTGGCTCGAGGCTACGGTCATGCCGTGGAGCGAGTTTAAGGCGCGGGTGGACTCTGGGCGCTACAAGTCAGACAAGATCGGTGACATTCGACCTGACCGCTTCCCGAAGTGGATGTTGGACAAGGGCCAGACAACCGACCCGTCAACTGTACGCGACGCGTTCAAGTGGGTCACCGTCTGGGAGTACTACGACCGCGAGAAGAACAGGGTCCAGCACTACGTGAAGCAGGCCGACGCCGTCGTGTTCGAGGACGAGATTGACTACATCCCGTACTCGATGTTCTCTCTGAACCATTCAGGCTCGGACTGCCTGGGCCTGAGCGAGGTCCAGTTGATTCTGAACCAGCAAGAGACGGTCAACGACCTACTGACACACTGGAAACAGATCGTCTATCTGATGATCCCACGAATCATGTACGACGCAGGGCGCATCACCGAAGAGGACCTGAACAAGGCGGTAGAGTCTTCTGCCGGTGCCTTTGTTGGTATCGCGCCTGAGAACAGCGAGACGCTCCGCAACCTGGGCGCTCTGTTCTACCAGCTCCCGATGCCCGAGGCCCCCGCTGGTGTGAAGGAGTTCGTCATCCGGCAGGAGGAAGATGCGGCGTTCGTCTCCGCCCTCGCTGAGGCCGCCCGTGGCCAGGTGACCGGCGCACGTACCGCTACTGAGATGGCCATCATCGACGCACAGATGAAGAACCGGCTCGCTACCCGAGAGGGGCACGTCAACGACGCCCTGGAGGACGTAGCCGCCAAGGCGTTCTACCTGTGTCGAAAGTACATGAAGAACGACAAGCTGGTACGCGTTGCCGGCAACCGCCAGTGGGGTACGGTCACTCTCGACAGTATCCACGACGTGGACATCGAGTTTGAGATGGTCAGCCACAACCCAATCCGTAAGAACCCCGCCGTCATGATTGAGTCGATGATGCAGCTACTGCCGTTCCTGACCCAGAGTGAGGATGTCGACACGCGCCAGCTCACCGAGGAGATCATCCAAGGTATGGGTCTGCCAATCAAGGTTCTGGTACCCAAGCAAGAGGCAGAGGCTGCAGCCGCCCAGGCACAGCAGATGCAACTGCAGCAGGCAGGCGCCATCAACCCAGCACAAGCCGCAGAGGCGCAAACAGCTATCGCAGAACAGGCCATGGGCCTCGAGGGTGGAGAGGCCCCAGTCGGGGCAGAGGGCGCTGCCCCCGAAGAAAGTCTCGCCGCTGGTGGCGGGTCTCCTATCCGTGAAGGCGCGGTACCCCAGGCGTAGGAGAGGCCATGGCAAGCGACAAGGCAAAACGCGACCTCATCAAGCGTACGCTTAAAAAGCATCGGCTCACAGGCGTGAACAAGCCGAAGGGGACGACTAGCCACCCCAAGAAGAGCCACATAGTGCTGGCTAAAGAAGGGGACAAGACGAAGTTGATCCGATTCGGCGAGCAGGGTGCAAGCACAGCAGGCAAACCCAAGGAGGGTGAGTCTGACAAGATGAAGAAGAAACGCGCCAGCTTCAAGTCACGCCATGGCAGAAATATAGCAAAGGGTAAAATGTCAGCGGCCTACTGGGCCAACAAGGAGAAGTGGTAATGGCCGAGATCGACGAGCTGCTACAGACCGCACGCGAAGAAGAGGGCGGCCGCGCTATGACCGGTGAGACTGCCGGCCCCTTTCTCTCACGCGAAGAGGTGGCTAACAAGATCAAGGACCACCATACGCTCATAGCCAAGATCCGAGAGGACTACGGCACACACATCGACCACGAAGCGACGCGGCACAACATCGACCCCCATCTCATTGCAGCCATCATCGCCAAGGAGAGCCGCGGAAAGCCACGGGCTGGCAGTCGCGCAGGCGCACGCGGGTTGATGCAGCTCATGGGCCCCACTGCGGAGGAGCACGGCGTCACCGACCTGTACGACCCCCAGCAGAACATCATGGGTGGATCTGCCGAGCTTGCACGTCTCATCAAGGCGTTCGGCTCTGAAGACAAAGCTCTCGCGGCTTACAACTT